GCCGGAACACCGCCGACCTTCCTGTTCTGTCTGGTCTACCCGCGACCCTCTTCCTCTTGAACCTGTCTCCTTCGGAGAGTCTTATCTCATCCTCGATGAGGCAAGACTTGAAGGACAACAGGGACTCAAGGGGCACGGGGGTGTCACCGCCGGCCTGGAACCACTGCTCGGTCGCCCGAACAGCCTTCCAGTACGAACCGGCGTGCACCTGCCGCACAAGGGGACGCGGGTAGAGGCCCACCTCTCGGAATGGCTTCTTGCCAATGAGGTCAGCGGCGATGACGGCACTTGGCCCCCTCGAAACGAGAGCACCAAGGCGTCGTCGAACGCTGACCCCAACGGCAAGACCGCGGCCCGTGTATCCGAGGCCACCCACCTGCACCGGAAGGTGCAGGCGGGGATCCTTCACGATCCACGGAAAGCGGCTCTTCATAACCCTCTCCATTCGGCGCAACCAAAGGTTCTCAAGCCTCTGGTCCGCCTCCACCGGAGCCCGGAGGGCCGGCGGAGGAATGGAGGGGGGGAAGAAGAGAGACATTCCGTCCTCCCCGTACTCTCTTGGCAAGGCCAAGATCTCGCAGGCTGTCCAGGAATGGTCAGCGAGGAAGGTCTTGGACTTGTTGAGCGACGCGCCCACAGATGCGACACGACCGGCGTACACGCCGAGTGCACTCACCCTGGGGTGGGGCACCGGGCGGTATCGACCGACCGCATCGTCTCCGTGGGTAAGCGACCGCTCAAACGCACTGGTAGCCCAGGCGTTCACCCAAGAGAGCACGACGAAGGAGAGAGGTGTGCCCATCGGACTCCCTCTGAGGAACGACCCTTCCCCGATCTTGTCGCCAAGGTCGGGAAAGCTCCAGGTCGCTCCTCGCTCCAGCCCGAGGGATCGCAGCGACATGGTAAGATCCGCAGGACGGATCAGGCCACGCGCTGCGAGCCCTTCGATGACTACCCGGACAGCAGAGTGAGAGAGACCGTCCGTCGCCCTGGACAAGTCCAGGGAAGCGAACCGCCTCCCACTCTTCTGATGCATTCCGTTGGGAATTGTACGGGACTCGCCGTCGATACGCCAGTGGCCAGGGGCCAACCAGCGCAGCGACGAACGAGTCCAGCTTCCTTCTACAAAGGTCAAGCAGTCGGGGACACCAACCACCCGAACCTTGTAGCCGGGAGCCCTGAGCGCGGTTGCCTTCATGCCAAAGGGTTTCCCCTGAGACCTGAGGTACAGCAACCCCGCGCAGCGATACGATTCCCTGAGGTCTGCAGACACCCCGACACATGGCCGCAGGACCGTCGACGCCCTCCTCAAACAGAAGGCGCCGAGCGAGTCCCCAGCGTAAGCGTGAAAGGAGGACTGGGTTGCCCCAGACTCCTCACACATGTGACCGAGGTGTTCCAGATAGCCATCGATCCCACCCCGAGTGGCAGGCCACTCGAGGCAGGACGAGCTGGAGGAGGGAAGTCGCCTCGGATGACGGAGGACTCCATTGCCCGACACACCAGGTGTGAGGGCGACGAAGCTCCGAAGAGAATCCAAGGCGGCATCCGATGTGGGGTACGGTGCGCTCGCCATCAACTTGGCGTCTTGAAGGTGCTTGACGCACTCCCGGAGGGGGGGCTCAGGCAACGACCTCGAGAGCCGAGTGAAGGCGAAGGCGTTCTCGGGCTCGCGTACTGCCAGGCGGCAGAACGTGTCGACAACATCTCTCCGGATGTTGCACGGCACGTTCTTCCACCTCTTGGAGTGCAGAGCGTTCCCGCGAACGTTGTGGCAGAGTTTCTTCAACTCTTGGACCGTGAAGGCGAGCCCCCGAGAGGGCAAAGTCTTGACAACCCAAGTGTGAAGGAACCAGGCCACGCGCATCGTATCCCAGCCAGACAGAACAAGACCGCTCCAGCAGGTTGTCCAGACCTGTTGGAGTGGAGACATATCGCCTCCGCGGTGCCGGTGGGCACGTGCTCCCTTACGGGAGGGCGTGCCCGACTGCTCCGTCGGAAGGCTCTTCACAAGTAGCGTAAGCCGCTTGTAGGTGTTCCTTTCGAG